TCGGGCATACGCTTGGCACTCAAACGAGTGAAAGCGCCTGACAGATTGGTCAAACTCTCCTTTGTGTAGCACAAAGCACCAGAATAAAAAACTGGACCAAAAAAGGTTTTATAACCTTTAACGTTATTGGTTAAATCATCAGTATCCTCGGTGGGGAACAACAATCTACCACTATCGACTAACGCACAGACGAACTCTATGGTGGATTTCCCTATAGCTTCCAACTGGGATGACAACTTTGTATTCTTGCCATCAGAAAAACTGTACCGTCCGTTGTAATGGAAAGGTTTCGTGACAGAACACAACACGTGCCTGACGCGATACAGTCCCAATTTGAAACAGCCAGTTGCCCCACTGCAGATACCTCATAATTGCTCAGGTGTCATGTAGGTGTAGGATCCAACGACCCTACCTTTGCACTGATTTCCTTTGATCTTGCGCAAACAGTGCTGCTGATAAGCAGAATTTACACTGATGGTCATGATCTCCAGATCACACCCATGGTATTTCCCACCAGTCTTACATAACTGGAACAGCACAGAAGAGAATAACTCCACCGTGCGATCGTTGATGTCGACCCCACCGTACTCAATCAGCACGTGTTCCACAACACTAGGGTATATGGGCACGTTAACGTATCCATTAAACCCCAGCGCGCGCAGAGGATGGGTGCCTAAATCTCGGCGACTGAAAGGAAAGAATCGGTGTTCAGAATATGTCCGACCACTCAACCCAATTCCTGTTATACCGTATATACTCCCTGACATCATCAGTTTCCCACTGAAGTATCTCGGAATGTGCCATGCCACAAACACATATGTGGTGATGACACTCACGACGAGAAAAGGATGCTCGATAAAGAAATACGGTCCAAAAACAGACAAGTCAACAACGATACAACACAGCATCATTAATGTCAAAAAGTACCTAAGCCAGTGCATGGGTCGGTAAAGGGTGTTTAGAACACCCAGACTCACGCTCTCGACAAGGAGATCTTTGCCTGGGGTCAACAACTTGATACGTGCTTGCGCACGTGCCTGATGGTCGACACCCTCGACATCTCCTTCTATGTCGTCCCCACCAAGTAGTAGAGCTTCCTCTACAACAGGCACTTCCATTTCCTGCATGACAGGAGGAGGAATGTTGCCAACCACAGGTTGGACAACTCCCTCAAGGATTTGGTTGGGGGGCTTCTGACGCGCTTTGCGGCGTCGGGAGTTGCGCTTCTTCCGTGGAGTGGAAGGAACGTAACCCCCAGGGGGAGGGGACTCGCCAGGGATGATGGGAACGCATTGCGAGCTTGTTGCCGCAAGTGTCTCCCATTAACATCATCACCATTGGTCCACTCCCCGTTGTTACCGTTCAGTTGTGTTGGTGGAGCGAAGTCTATTACGCTTGCATCTTCTACACCAAAATCACTGTAGGGTAACGTGTTGTTTGTCAAAAACAACAAAAAAGCTTCCTTGTCATAGAATGACAGACCTCCGAGGGTGAGGTGTGTAAGCGCAAATTCGAACATCAACGGAGCAATTGATGGGGTCCTACACAAAGGGCAGCGAAATAGTCGATGGTTCACACATTCGAAAATGCATGATTCACAAACGGTCGCTGGGCAACTGGGGCACACTATGTGTGCCAGCCAGAAGCGGGGTAAGAGTTTGTTGCAAATGCAACATTCACCAATCTCCATACCAAGGAGCGCGGTACAGGTTAACTCTATAGGAACCTGTGGGGGTGGGGAAGGGGGAGGTGAGGGTAACGAGTTTTCCAGTTTTATCTGGGGTTGGGATTCCCTGAAGCTTAGTATCCACAGAGTGGACACATATTTCGGTCAAAGAGTAGCGAGTTGCGTCCCGACATGGTGACTCCTTCACTACGCACGGTTCGGCTGTTGCTGTGAAGCGAAACGAGACGATACCTACCTACGTACATAACTGCAGTTCTCCCGGTCATATGTTATATATGAACGGGCAAGATCTTGTAAGCCAAGCGAAACTGGTGGATAAGCCTTCCACCAAAGCACCTCACAGCGAGGTTTGGTAGCGTGTGGATCCCGTTGGACTTGGAACACACACACCCCTCTCAAAAAGACCACTCCCAACCATATGGGAATGGCGAAACTACACAGTACAGCACTGTGTGACGGTCAATGAAGCCCATCCGAACGGGTGTAGACATCCGGAGGAACTACCTCCAACATATGTCGACACCCACAGTTTACTTTGAAACGTTGAATGCTCGCCGGAGCTCCAATCTAGCCGATGCGTGAAAGGACTAGAGTAGTGATCGCTCCATCAGTACCAAGGGCGTTGTTGAGGATCAACGAGATACCCGTGGTGAGGACTGTGGTCTTGACAGTAAAAGTCAAATTACAATCATCCTCATTAGCTGATGAATCCCACAACTGCAATGTTACCCCAGGACCATACGTGGAGTAGCCAACGCTTGGAAATCCAAGAACCGAACCGGCCTTGAAATACTCACAAGACATCGCTACCATATATGTGCCAATCTGCGGGAAAATCAGCCTATCGACTATGTCGACAAAGGGAGCAACACCCGGAACTATGACAGTCGCGGGATATTGTGCACTAGGCGTTAAAATATGCCCTGTGTCGGCAGTCAGGCCCCATGTTAACTCGAATTGTAACACGAATGACCCATAGATGCTCGGAGCTCCGGCAATGACCTAAATGCTCGTGTCGGACACGGAAAACGCTATGGCAGACAATGTCCACTCAGCCGTAACAGTCGTCCCACCGGGAAGCACTGGGTCAGCAGTGCTAGATGAGTTGAAAGACAGTTTGCATGACGGACCAGTTGTTTTGAAGACATAACTATTTTGGAACGTGGAGGTAGTCACCGCAGAACCAACGACGCGGTACTGCGTGGCGTTGTTAAAATAGTTAACCGTCGCACCGTTGGTAATTGTGAAACCCATGGCACACGCAGCGTCAGCTGATCCACGAGCGCAGTAAGTCAACATGTAAAAATCTCCTGAAGTGAGATTGTTTAACAACAAGTCCTTACCATTAACAGTTACGTCACCTGTAATACCATAATTCTTTATGGTCTGATTGGCGGTGGCACCAAAAGGTGTCGTAGAGGCCACGCCCGTGGAAGCGAACCCATGAATGTACCCTGACCGCACATCAGGGAGACGTGGACCGGTCAACTCAACATCGTAAGTGACCCAAAGTTCACCGACAACATCGTTAACGGTACTCCCACTGGGTCCACCTACGGTTGCGATGGAAAAATCGCACAAATCGTAAATGTTCCCCACATTTGCGTTCACTCCAGCGGAGGCACCAATATGACGTGTGTAGTACCAGTTCTGAACTTGGTCCTTACACTCCACACCGTAAAGACAATTCTGGTCGGTACGAACAGAGATGGCATTCTCAGTATTTTCCATTTGCGTCTTAGAAACGAAAGGAGGTGCAGACGTGTTGAACTGACACGCCATGACCACAGACCCAAGACTCGATAAGGCGCCAGCCGTGCCAGACCCGACTAAAGGAGATACGGTGGAGATGTACTCAAAGACAAGACCCTTAAAACGGTACTTCTCAAATTGAGTTGCTATCCCAGCGAGATATGGAAACGTTGTGGAGTAATCTGCGTTCACAACAAATTGGCTGGAACGGAAAGCTCCTTGCGCACCACAATAAATATCTCCAATGAATTCACGACGTGTCAACCGTGTAGTCTTATCTCCAAAGGAGATAGTCGCCGGAAC